AAAAGCGCACTCGCTGAGACTGCGGTCCCGCCAAAGGCCGCACTACCGTTTAAAAATAAATTTCCTACTCCTGTGCCACTCGCGAAACCGATCGAAAAAATGACGGCTGTATCTGAAAATCTTCTCACTTCAAAATGATTTGCGGACGGGGAGTTACTTGCACCACGAACAATCAGACCAATATCAGAAGCTGATGCGCAGCGAATTTCTATGCCCGCCGCTGGAGCTAATTCGTTGAAACCAGTTCGTCCATTATTCAAAGTTGACCACGCAACCGTCGCGCCGTTATTGCCCACGCGCGCGCTTACAGCGGTAGAAGTTGCCGTCCCATTTCCCGTCGTGCCTTGGAGCAAAAGCGCATTAGTGACTGCCGCGCCGCCGGAGATTGTCGTGCCCGCTTCCCCAAAAATATCGCCGCCAATGTACATGTTTCCTGCATTGCCAAATCCGCCAGAATTTACTAACGAGCCTGTGCCCGAAGACGTGCTTGCTGTACTTGATAAAACGAATACTCCACCAGTTGTGAAATCCCCAGAATTGCCGCTGAGAAATAGCGACTCCCCGATTGACGGTGAGCCGACCATAAAAGTCCCACCCAGTCGGCCCGTGAGCAGCGCGTATTGAGTGTGCAAATCACCCGTCGTCAAATTCGTAAGCAAATTATGATTTAAGCTACCTGAAAGTGTGGCGTAGCTAACCGACACTAAAGATTTTGACCCGTCGGTGACTACCGGTAGCGAAGCTGTAAGGGCGGTAACAACTGGCGCGAGGGTAAATGTTTTTACTCCCGCAAAAGTTTGAGCCGCGGTAGTAACAACACCGCCAAAAGAATCAGACGCGGGCTGCAAATTTAAAGTAGTGCCCGTAATAGTTGCGGCATTAGCATTTGGTGTCGCACCGATCGCAGACAAAGCGTCAACCTTGGTGCCTAGTGCGGTCACTAAACCTGTAACTTGCGATTGCGCTAGTACAATCGCCGCTTGTGTGAAATGAATTGTCGAATCTGCTATGTGAGTATCGATCTGTGCGTGGGTGTTGGTTCCTATTAAACTTAAATCAGAGTGTGAACCACTCGTAGCAACGGTCGCCAATCCTGACACCGCCGCCGCTGAAATTGCAATTGCCACGTTAGCCGCGAGAGTAATTCTCCCTTGCGCATCTACAGTGAGCTGAGAGACTTGTGAAGCACTGCCGAAAATGCCAGGAGTCACGGCGGTGTTTGCTAAGGCGTATGCTAAAGATCTCGCAGCCGAACTGCCTGTCACTGTAATGATGCCGTCAGATGTTATCGTCAAAGTATCTGAATCGCTCAACGCCATAGGGTCAGTCCCAAGTGGAGCGTCAATCGTTTTAAAGCTAAATTTCTTTTTGGTTACTTTACTCAACGCTTGCTCCCTATATAATATCCAGTTACTAAAGTAGCTCCGGCTATCATTATGAATACAGATGCAGTTTGAAACCATGCTGGGGCTATGTATTCACTCTTCATACACTTAGATAAAGCCGTCTCAGTTGACTTTAGATTGCTTTTATTAAGTTCACAGCTCTTTATAAAAAGAGCTAAATTCTTTTGCTCAATATCGTCTAAATATAAATAACCAGCCGGAGACATAGCTCCGATATTTTTACTCGCTATTGTTTGCAATGGAACGCACGATATCAGCATTAGACTTATTTTTATGGCGAGCCTCAACGTCCAGCTCATTTTGCAGCTTTTGATTTTCAAGAATAAGTTTGTCCACATCTTTTTCAGTGTCATGAACTTGCTTAATAAGATGTTTTTTATGCATTTCTTCATAAAGCCCTTTCATGTAGTTCACTATGCTTCTTAAAATTATCCAATCTAATATTTTAGACAGCATCTATTTCTTTCTCTGCACGACTTTATCTAACAAGCCGCTAGATTTTAAAAATATAGAAGAAAGTTTTTGCAACGCTAACGCGGCGACAAGCAACACTGATCTTGGTTGAGCCGATGGAACAACTCGAACTAATATCTCAATCAATAATGTCACGGCCATCAAAACCCAACCAGCAAGCTCTAAAGGAATTGCTTTGTCAACTTTGTCGAGATTTTCTAGAAGAGACTTGCCAGTCTCCACAACTTCAGGAGCGCCTTGCGCCAGAGCAAAAAAGCTCAAAAGACTAATGGTTAATATTGTCAATAATTTCATAAATACCTCCGTATTTTTTAATGTTTTCATAAGACATAGGCAAATACACTTGCTTCTCGACACTTCCGACCATTTCTTTAATGCCAATCCAGCGCGAATGTTTATAATTTAACGTAGCGTCAGAATCTCTAATCAAAGGTCGCATATCTAAATGCAGACCGTTGCCTCGTTTGCCCTTAAATTGCCAATCTGGATAGTACCCGATACCTGTAAAACCAAAACGAGATGCATCTATGATAAGATCATATGCATTGAACTTGTATTCAGGCAAAATGACGTCTACTGCGCAAGCACCGTTTTCTCGATAGTGATAAGACTTTTTTGAATGTCCTCCAGTTTCAACTCCAGACGTAACATGGACAGGACAATTAACATAGCCACGAAAATCATCAAGAGCCAAAAGCAAAATTTCACTAATCGCATTTACGTCACCCCAGTTGTCTGCGCCGCCGAGAGGCTTAAAATGTTTTAATTTTTTCCAAACTTCATCCGATGCCATTTTTTTTATTCCTAATCATTATTAGCTGGTGAGTTAAATTTGTGACTTCGGTTTTAATCTGATTGCGTATCTTCTCGTTGAACCCTTGCGAATGCATATCTAAAATTTTGTTAGTTTCTGCAAGCTTCTCTTTTAGTGAAGCGATGTCAGCTTTGTGAGAGAGCATACCGCTAGACAGATTTCTTAACTGCTCTCGAATGTTATCAATCGCTGATCTGAAATTCTTAACCTCTTCATCGAGTCGATTAAGAGCTAGTTGAGTGTTTGCTTTTTTAAGTTTTTCGATTTCCTCTGCTTTTTTAGACCAATCGTTTATTAGCCACTTAACAGCGGGAACAAGTAGGACAATCGCAGCTATAATTGCACCAACAGCTTCCTTAAAATCCATTACTCGCCGACCTGAGCTGTAAGCTTTCCGATAAATAGATCGATATCAGACTGAAGCAAGTTAACTCCGTCTGGTGCCAAGTCTAGAAGCAGAAGCCGTAAGTTCATAGCAAGTGCGACTTGCGCGATGGACTCATATTCAGCTTCATACATATCTTTTTTTGCTTGGTTGAAAACTAACTCACCATTTACTACATCGTGATAGAGAGGGCTTTTGTTGCTAATCTCATAGCAAGCCTGACCCTCGGCTAACTCACAGGCTGCTTTGTCTGCGTAGGTTTTGTTTGCGCCTACTTTACCAACTGGAAAATAATTACTCATAAATCACCCCTTATTGTGGACCTGTGCATGATATGAAAAACGGGATATTATCAAGTGCTCCACCCGTTGTTGAGTTACTAGTTCTCGCCCTAACAAACGTGCTTGAAATTGGCGTACTAGACGAAATGCTGCATTTGTCATTTAAATTAGGGCTGTATGATGTGCATTGGCAATTCGGGCTGCTACTGAAAATTTGTGCCCCTAAATTTAAACTTGTGTCACCAGCGCCATTATCTACCACTGAAGAGATCCACGCCCCATCCTGCGCCGTAATTGTAGGCACTGAAGCCGCCACAGTTATTAAAGCGGTTACAGTTCTAAAATTACCGCTAGTAGAGCCCTTCATTAAATTCTGCAATGCCGTGAAAATCGGAGCAGGCAATTGTTCGCCAGACTTATTTATTCTTATGTAAATCGGTGGATCAGCAGTGAAACCGGTTACATATACAATACCCCCTGTGCCCCCGGATTTTGAACCGTACAATTTTATGCTGTTTCTCCCGGAGATCAGCGCAAATGTGCCCTTGACCCTAAGCGAAGCCCTGGCTTGATCTGTGTCACTCGATGGATCACTAATATAAGTTATGTCGTTGCCGTCAAGCACAACGGTGTCGCTACCCTCCGCTGTAGTAACTAATTTTAGCTGACTCTCAGAAGTTATGCTTTCTAGAGGAACAGTAAACTCAACATCATAAGTGCCCGCCGTGGGTACATTACAAGTTACGCCCACTTGTTCTGTTCCTGCGCAAGTTGTGCCGGTTGACGAAGCAGCATCGCAAGTTATCTCACAGGTGTTTACATTATTCGTAAGAGTTAGATTTGCGTTAGTTACTTTGCTCATTGTCACGAGTGACGTAGTAAGAGGAACGTCAGCCGTTCCTAAAATTGAGCCTTCGTATCTCCATGCGGTGGTCTCGAAAGTCAGAGCCTCAGCTGAAGAGAGTGGATAACGAACCACTTCAAAAGATAATGACCCAGATGACGTGCCTAATGTCGTCCCATCTGTGTTCGAGATATTAACGCTTCCGGCACCGTCTTCAAGGGCCTGAAGCTTAAAGGTTTTTGCCGAGGCATTCGCAATATTAACGTACATACTGCAAGACATCATTTCGCCGCCGTTTCCACCGGTTGCGGTCACTTGATCGTGAACACAAATTGGCCCACTCGTCGCACCGTCCGTAACTCTAAATTGTCGAACGTTAGACACGGCTGAAGAGTAAGAAGATGTAAAAGTAACTCTGACAACATAGGCACCAGGCGAAAGTGACGGGAAAACAATTTGCGGCAAGTCAGTGTCAGTTGTTGTTACTGTCTGTGAAGAATATGCAACTGTGATGGCAGGACATGATGCATCTGTTGGAAAGTCTGCAAATGTCGCCGAATTTAGCGGCCAATCACAATCCGCAGTCGGCGCAAAACTTGCCCTTGCGACAAGAGTTGTTTGACTTAATTGAAGAGAATTTCTATCGCTTCCGATGAAAGCATTATCAACGCGAATCAACCCAGGGTTTGCCACATTCGCAATAAGTCTTAACGTGAGAGTATCTGTCGATACAGTAGGGCAATCAAAGTACGCAGTTACAGCCAACCCAACATTCGGGCTTGTTGTAGATGCAACATCTGCTTCGGCAACAACTGTTGTGCCGTTTAGAAATGCTTGTATTTTATAATCCGCGCTAGCGCCTGTAGAGTATTGATATTTCAATTCACCAGCACATTTTCTGCCGATAAGACCAATCCCAGACGCCTTTGCCGAGGTGCTTAAAGTTTGATTTAAAGCTGAGGCATCCCAAGTTCCGGAGTGTTTACCATAAAGCTGAGTCGCGCTATCAGTGAGAAATGCGCCACCACTTGCCACCCATTCAGCTCGACGAGCTTCAAAATTACCATTCTTAAGTAAATTTGTTTCCTGCGCATTGGCAAAACAACCAAATAAAAAAGTTATTAAAAATATTAAATTACCCAAATTTCACCTCTGTTGTAGATGGTACCATTCTTAATTCATTAGTATCTTCAGATCCTGCCGGAGCTATTCTTGTCAGCTCAACCCGCAGCATATCCCCTGGATTAACTGCAAATCCATTTATTAAACCAGATGCGTCTGTTAAATTAGTTGTTATTTCTCGAAACTCATTTGCATTGTCGTTCGTAATATCACCACTGTTTTGAGTATGCTGATTAGTGCTTGAGTTTACAGCGTCCTGGTTTTTTCTTGCCAAACTAGTCACCGTTTGCATTTTCCATTGGAGAGTTGCGCTTGGGCTATATAAACCTAAAAACATTTTAATTTGCCGACCTGTTAAATAACCTTGAGGCACTTTTAAATATAGAGTTTCTTTTTGGCTTAAGCCTTGAGCAAATTTTTTAACCTCTTGGTCAAATTCTTCTTCAGCTAATGAATCACCGATCCATCTTGCGCCGCCACCGCCACCGCCGCCACCGGAACCAACCGGAGTAACAGTTCCTCCAGATTCTCTTACGAATAAGAGTCCACCTTTATTATAAATTCTAATGTTAGATGCCGCCGGAGCCGCCGGATCAGTAACTCTGTCTAAAAAATCATTTTGTCTAGAAGTTCCGTCTCTTAATAACCCGTCTGCTTCAGACAAGGCTTGTTGAATTGTAAGAGCAGCACTTGGAGTTAATTTTACAAAAGCAAGAGAGTTTACAGTTGCAGATCCAGCAACGGGTAAAAGGGTCCGAGTATCTGTTACCGCGCCAGCCCCTGACATTCCAGTTACCGCAGTTACTAATAAATTGGCAATTTTAATATATCCAGCCGGAGTAGATGGAATCGCCGGAGCGCCAGAAGGAGTACCATCTACAACCAAAAACTCAGCTTGCCATTCTTTAGAAACAACTAAATTTTGATTACTAATTACTGAAGTAACGGGAGCTTTATATTTTCTCGATTCTGTAGATCCATCAACTCTAGCCGCTTTTACGCAAACAATATCAATTCTATTGTTCGTAAGATCAGGAGCAGATAAATTTAATGTTGTCGAACCAGATCTATATAAAAGCCTTCTCGTTGGCTCAGGATCAACTTGTGTTCCATCAGTTTGGAATCCAGCCCCAGCATTGGCTGAAACTGAAGTAGGCGACACATAGCTAACAATCATGCTATCAGAAAAAAAAGCATTTCCAGCTCTTTGCAGCATTTCATATATGACCCTGTCGTAAAGCTCTCGCTCTACAGTAGCCCCAACCTTGTTTAAATCTTCAAATACGACCTCTTGGCCGTCATTAAAATTTCGTCTTGCCATTTTTAGCCCGCCCTCTCAATTAGTCGGTATAATGTCCCTAATGCTTTATTTCTATTCACTGACTCAATTATTCTATTAAACAAATCTAATCCAGAATCATTTCTGCCTATAAAATCTTCTCGATCCACAAAGTATTCTCTACTATAGAAAGAATATGGCGCGTGAACCTGTCTGTCTACAATGATCGAAAACGTGTTTATTATCGCATTTATTAAAATGTCGCCCCTGTCGGAAAAATACTCTCTATCAAAAAAAGGCCCACCGTTGAAATCTTCTCTTATTTCTGCAAAACCCACCTCGAGCAGAGCGTCAACAATTTCTTTAATTGCTGGGCAATTAGTAGTGTTCGTTATGTTTTTTATGCGTATTGCAAAAGCCGGATCTAACTCCGCGTCATATCTGAAAAGATTTCTTTCAAATCCATGCTCTGACAAATAAGCGGCTTGGGCTTGGCATATATATGTTTCTTTTGTGTGATCGTCTACTGCCTGTCCAAGCCTCTCTAATATAGCGGCCATGCCGTATAAAACAGCCTCTTGATTCTCTACTTGCTCAAACCACCATTGCGGTAGCCAACCCTTGAGCGATAAATACCAATCGTCTTTTGATTTAGACAATAGTCACCGTCCCTGGAATTATCTTATCTGTTGCTGTGGCCGACACATTGCCGACCGGAACGCTAGTATTAAAATCAGTCAAATCATTAGTGCCTGACGGCCCCCAAATAGCCATAATTGCCAACTTTGCCAGCCCCTTGTCGAATCCTGTGCCAATGGGCCTATCTCTTAGATATTGAGCCATTGAATCTATAATTCTTTGTGGATCGCTGGCAAATTCAGTAAAACTTGGCCCACTTGGATTAAGAACAATTGATGCGCTCCAGTTAATAGAAAGCGCAACCGCGCTTATAGTTTCAACCTTCACGCCGCAAGCTCTAATCACCAAAACAGCAGCATCAACAAGATTTATAAGAGCTAGAGACGCCACCCCGTTAATATCAGCAACAAAAAGTCTTACTCTTGGAATCCTGAAATAAGTCCCAACATTCGTGCTTGTTGCTATATCCCACTCCCTAACCGCAATAGAATCCTCTATGGCTGTGGCCGTCTCAATGCCTGGCACGTTAAGAGCCGCAGCCTCAATAGCCGCCTTCGTAGCGCCCCGAAGTGTTTCAATCTTATTTCTAATGAACTCTCGATATTCTGCATCGGTATCTTCTTGTTCTCCGCCAGAAAATATGGCCGCGTTTGTCACAACAACAGTAGGATCCGTTAAAGCTGTCTGTATTACTATTACTTGGCCAATCCCGACATTTCCGTCTGCCCCAGCTACAGAAGCCTGAACCGAGGCGTTTATTGTCAATCCCGTCATTGTAACATTTGAAATGGTCGCAAAACTTTGCTCTACTCCATTGGCGTTTTTCTTAGTTTTAACTATTGTTCCGGCTAAAATAGATACGTTTCCAGCTCCCGTTGTCGGCCTAGAAAAATTAGCCACCCCAACAGCCGGAGCCGCAGGAGGACGAGCAAAAGAAGTGCCGAAATGATCCGTAGCCAAAAGCTCAAGATCATCAGGCCCACCCGTCACCTCTGGCCCGTTTGAAGTAGCGAAAAAAGTCTTTGCAAACTGATCTATAATTAACTTGGTTACTTCTTGCCCGGCAGTACTAAAACCTCCGCCAAGAGAATCAAGTTTTGAACCATCTTCAAAGTCGGTTAGATCAGGGTTTCTAGCCTGAACCTCATTTTTAAAAAGATCGTATAATTCTTGCTGACTTGGTACTTGTGTTGCCATTATTCATTCTCCAAAAAAGGCTTAAACAAAAGCTCAATTTCATCATAACCGATTGCCTTTATTCTGACAAAAATCTTAACCACTTCGGGTCTGTTATCATCTACTATTATCTTAATGCCTGTAACAGCCTCAACTCTAAAATCTTTCCGGAATTGTTCGTCTATTTCACTAGCTAATCGGCGTTGGTTATCCAAACTATTAAGAGCATTTATAAAATCCTTTAAACTAACCCCGTAGTCTGGCCTATGGACTAAGCTCCCTTTTTGAGTTATCAGACGATGGTATAATGCCATCCTTAGATTATTAAGGCCAGAAACAACGTCCAAATCGCCGTCCGCTGATTTAATTAAGTCTTTATCGTGCACCAAATCCAATAAATATGCTTCTGCTATGTTTGCCATTAGGTTATTGTCCCCGTTCCTGTAACTGGACCAGCGTTTTGAGGAGCTAATAAAGCCGTTGGGTTAACAACCGCATTTGACTTAATTTCATCAACAACAGCTTTTGCTATCGCATTGGCAAACTTTTGAAGCATAGCAGCATCATCCGGAGCACCAGACAGGGCTATAATTTCAGTCTGAATCTTTGTCGATAGACTTGCTTGTGTTAATGCCAACTATTTCTCCGTCTTACTTAAATCAGACAACATCACTGCGTCATCTACCGGACTAGATTTTATAGCCGTAAATGCAGCAGCATTATCTGGAACAGCCGTTAAATACCCAAGATTACCTATATGCTTATGCGCCGCAGTAGCGGCCAAATCTGAGCTGTATGACGCTTTAAACGTATCCCCAAGAACAAGTCGCTCATTTCCCGCCAGATCTCCTCTGACTAAATTTATCTCATTCGGGCTAGATATAAAAGCCTTCTTATTAGGTAGCGTTTTCATAACTAAATGGCCGTTAATGGCCTGTAAAGGTATTTTATCCTCTGTGCTAGTGCATCGTCTTAATATAAAGGCTTCATCTGCTTGTCCGTCCAAATAGCCAACTATTACCAAATCATTAACGCTTGGAAACTGGAATATTCCCGCCTCTGGCCCAACAGCCTCCCATGACATAGTGCAAATCATCTTTATTTCGTCCGGAAATATATTAACCTTGGCTTTTAGTGAAGATCTGTCAGCGGAAACGCTTAATTGCACAATTACGCCAATTGCAAGGTGGAGCCTATCGTCCCTAAAAACCTCTCGCAACTCTTGCAGACCCAATGACTTATTTGCCATTATTTGCTCTCCACAAGATTCTGCGGAATTTCGATAAAATTTATAAATGATATATCCATATCAAAACCATTGTCCTGCGACAGCTTAAAGTTCACCGACTTAGTAAAAAAAGGCGTGTCAAATCTGGTCAACGCCTCTGCCATAGCATCGGCTATTTGCGCCCTCTTGCCAACATATCCTCTAGACCTTAAAAAGTTCGCTATCGCCTTTCTACGGCCCTCGATGCTCTCTGGCTTCTCTTTGTCTTTCTGTCTATCCCTAGCCGCTGGCGGCAATAGCTTGTTCAGCCCTTCCATGTCGCCCTGGTCTATCCTAATTTCCAAAGGTGTTCCAACTCTAAACTTAGTAGAGTCAAAAAATCTGTCTGCTCCGCTATTAGACTCAGGGCTAAATATCTTCATTTCTCTTGTAGATAATTTTCCCTCAATCTGCTGTCTGCCAAGCTCCTCATAAATCTTTTCGCCAATTGAAACAAGGCGCTCTTTGCTTACAAGTGCAAGCGATACTTTAAAAGTAATATATGGAGCCACTTCACCGTCTGGCTCTCCAGTTGCCCCTGGCTCTGTGTTGCCTTTTCCACCAGCCTTTGCAACTGGAAGCATAACTGGCTTTCTGCTAACGCCAATTTCTTTCGACCATGCCTCTGTAGCTTCTTCAGGAATCCTTGCTATTTCTAATTTTTTTCCATCTGCGTTTAATGCTACAATTTTAATGTTAAAGCCTTTTTGCCTACCTAACTTTCTTTCAAACTCCAATGACTTTACGTTTCTGCCATAAATAAAAACCTTAGATTTAGACCTGTCATATAAATTTCTTGGCTTTGTTATAATTAGCTTATTGAGTGATATAAAAGCTATCAAACCAGAATCATTTATAAGGCCCTGGATGATGTCCCAATAACTTCTGCTTTTTCTGCCATTCTTTGCGCCGTCCATTTCGCCTTTTCCAGCAGTTTCTCCAGCTAGAATTGGCAAATCTTTTTCGGTTAAACCCTGAAGCTCTATTTCTATTCCCTGCCTTGGATCTGCAATATCAAATTTTGTCGAAGGTAATTGATCCAGCAAATCCCTGATAAGTTTGTCAACTGGCTTTGTCAGAAGAATTGGCTCGCCCAGATATTCTCTGTCAATTAAAAGAGCCGTAAAATCTCTGCCCTCGATAGTAACAAGTCTGTTTTCTTCGTCTAACTGAATCCTGTCACTATCTGCGTACCCCTGAAATACAAGATTATTTTTGCTAGGAATAATAGTATCAAGCGACCTACTACCGTCTTGCTTAAAAATAGCCTTCTTGTTCTCTATGTGAATAGAAACTCCTAGAGATCTAATAATTCTTGGATCAAATGGCAAATTTCTATAATCAATTGTGGCGCTAAAAGTATCGGCTTCATTATAGCTATTTAAATTTACGTCAAGATCCTTAGCCACCGCAGTAAACTCGTAAGGCTTTTGAAGCCTTACAGACTTACTGCTGAAGTCCTCAAGCAGAACCCTTAAAACTATAACTCCCTGTGGGTAGTAGGCGCTCATTATGCCCTCGGTATTTCGAGCACATCACCGATATTAAGATCTGTGGAGGTTAATTTATTATGATCAAAAATATTTTCCCATTTACTAGAATCATTATAGTAAATCATAGCAATAGTTTGAAGCGTATTACCAGAAACTATTCTATGTCGGGCTATTGGAATCGTTTGAGTAATTGCCTTGAGCTGTGGAATCATAGAAGCCATTAAAGCCATTATTGAGTTTACACCAGACAAAGAAGCCGCAGTAAATCCAGCGTTTGCATAAGATGCATTAATTCTTGTCGAATTTGCAAGACCGCCAGAAGGGGCAAGGTTGCCTATTCTTCTTTGAAACTCTGTGCATTTATTTCTGGCGTTTTTAACAAGACCAATTGCCCTTTGAACCGATCCCTTGATGCTGTCAACTTCTCCTAAAATAGTGTCTACAAATCCAGTAACAAGATTAACCGCACTAGCCACATCTGAAATAGCTACATTAATCTGATCAGAAAATCCCTTTGGCATAGACTCTGGAGCATTTCCAAAAGTGTTGTTCAGAATAAATGCCATGTTTCTAGCAAGCTCTTTGTTTTTGTTGTAAGGAATTGATTCAAGGCTTTCATCTCTTACTATGTAGTCCTTTGGCTGATTAAAACCCACTATCAGAAAAGTTACTTCGTACTCAATATCTGCAAGCGTGTCCATATTGAAAACTGCTTGCTGAATAAACCCAAATCTCTGCCACTCTCCTAAAACAATTCTCACCAATAAACCTGAAACTCTAATTGCCTCGATGCTTTCTTGAATATACTGAGGATATTTTCTCAATTCTTCTTTGTCGTCGGCTGGCCCTATCTTCATTCTTTTAGATTTTAGTCTGCCCTTAATAGTTACATCGTTTTCCTGCGGGCCAATAACCTGAACTGTCGGCTCTGAATTACCAGGATAATAATCCTTAACTATTTTCTGCTGTCCACCAAATATAAAAGGCTGATGAGGCATTGCATCTGCAAGCAAGTAAACAATATCATTTTTTAATGGCTTACCATTTTTACCATAAGGAATAATTGTAAAACCATTTTTGAAATCATGTCTTTCGTGCGCTCCCTTAAGCTCCTCTTTAACTATCTCTGCACTTTTGAATCTATCAAAAGGGCTTTTTAATTTCTGCGCTATTACGTCAACGCCGCCCTTAAAGCTAAAGTTACTAAGAGGATTAGCCACTACTGCCTCCCGTCGCTAATTTCTGCGAACTGCCGAAATTCGTGACCTTAGAGCCTGTAGAGTTCATAGCCGCCTTTAATAATTGATCTCTAATTGTAAAAGCAACTCTGTCTGGCTCCATAAGATCTTTGAAGTCGTTTTTAATTTCTACTTTGCCTATGTTGACAGTCTGACCAGAAAGACCAGTGCCGTCATCTATTTTTGATGCGATTTCAGGAAAAAGATCGGCAAGCATATCCTGAGTACCAATATCAAAAGCATCTCCAAGTGCTGAACTTTCAAGAAGCTCAGTGATAGGTTTATCCATAATTAGACTAATCATAGTACCTACTCCTTGAAGTGTCGACATAGCAAGGGCAACTGCCTTAGTTACAAAATGTAAGCTTGAAACAAACTTATCTAAAAACCAGAAAAGCATATCCATAACCGGACTAACAGCAGCGAGTCTTGCCAACTCATCAAATCCCGCAATAAACACTGCGGATATCCTGCCCATTAGAAGCCCAATCTCTGTAAATCTATTCATAAAACCAAGAAGCGTTTCTGCAAATATAATTTTTACCTTTGCAGCAACCCTGGAAAGGAATTGCAGCACACCAATAACGAGAAGGAGGGGAACGAAAACTTTAGTTAATACAACAAAAAATCCATTTAGAAAACCAAGAAATCCTTTGGCTGGGCCAGCTAAAAATACCCCCATCTTGCCGCCGATGACACTTTTGCTAAAAAAGTTTACAACCTTTATAAGACCAGCAAGCGCAGTACTTACAACAGGGATTTTTATACCAAGCCAAGCAAGCGCTTCACCAATCCCTACTAATGCCCCAATTTTGAAAATAAATGAGCCGGCGCTATTCAAATCACTCTTTAAAGACCTTAATTGCATAATAGTAGCGTAAAGACTTTTTAGATCTCTAGTAAACGGCTCTATAACTAATGCTAATCTTTGAACAGCAATAGCCAAATCATTTTGAATAAATTTATTAACTTTTGTTAAAATCTGAACAATAGTTCGAGATAAAACATCACCCAACGTCTTAAGAATAGAACCTAGTCCGGTCAGTGAGTCTTTGAGAATCTGCATCTGGCCGCCTACAGAATTTATCATTCTTTCGACAACCGCCGTATCACCAGAAAATTCCTCTAATGCAGCAGTTAATAGTTTAATTCTCTCTAAAAGAGGTAATTTTCTAAACTTCTCAGCATTATTTATGTAGCCTTGCATTGCTTTTGTGTCCTGTGTCAGTGTCATAAATAACTGATCTCCGGCATCTATGTTTCCAAGCATAGCCCTCTGCAAATTATCTTGAGCCATAAAAGGGTCCATTCCAAGAGTCGGCGCAGCCTTTAAGAATGATCTGCCTAGATCGATTGATGTATCAATTGCCTTCGAACCACCTAATTTTGGAGCTAGAATTGGAGTCAGAACCTTAGTTATTCCAGCTAATGCCTCTGCTGGTAAACCAAACTCTCGCGCCTTCGCTATAATAGAACCCATTTTTTTATCAGCAAAATCCATTCTATCAGCAAAAGATCCAGAACCTCTACCGAGAACATTAGCCAAGGCAACTTGTGTTTGAAGAAACTTCTCGGAGCTTTGAATTGCCGTCGCGAATATGCCTAATATGCCGCCGCCACCAGTAAAACTTGCTCCGATTCCTAGTGTTAATTTTTCAAATGAGATTAGTGCTTGGTCTGCCGCATTTGATACGCCCTGAACTGCGCTCTGAAGCGCGCCAGTGTTCGCAATGGCAGATCCAGCTTCAAATCTAAACTCTGTTAGTACGGTAAAGGCCTTATTAATCACTATTAGCTCCCGCCAGACTCTCGCTCAATTATTTCTGCGAGAACTTCTGATAAAATCTTAAACTGATAAGGCTCCAGGTCTAAAACGTCTACAGGTCTAAGACTTGTATATCTGCAAATCCATGTTATATGCTTCCAGAGGTCATAATTTCTATTTCCGGTACGTTTCCCAAATCACCAACATCAGTGATCTTTCCCATTACGCCCATTAGCTGCATATATTCTTGATATGTTAATATTGCGTCCAAGTCTTCTTTTTCAACTGCCTTGATCGTTTTACCGTCAACTTCAACTAGAAGAATTTTTAATAACTCTTTTTGCATGGCTATTGCCATCGCAATTTTATTATCGTCTCCGTGACGGCCACAAGCCTTTGCTGCAAGCTCTTGATCTTTGATCTTAATTTGCCTGAGCACTATTTCTTTTTTAGATGATAATACCACCTTATAAACGTCCATAACATTAACTCCTTGTTAACTATTAACTTATTAAATTGCTATTCGACCAGACGCTTGAAAATCAAGACGCTTAGTCATTTTCTCAGTCATTCCTGATTGACGCTTGCTCATTTTCCACTGAACGTCAAAATATACATAAGAACGCATTGTGCCGTTTCCGTATTCCTCAGAACTAAGGAAAGTATAATCACTGACACCGATGCCATTTAGATTATTAGTAATAAGCGCGTCAATAAACTCATCAACAGAAGCATCTTTTACTTCCATCTCAAGAGAACCTGACCAACCGTCTATGCTTTGGTCTCCCTCTGCGAGTGGTCGCCCAACATAGAATGTTCTTTGAAAACTTGCGTCCATACTTACATCTACCGACGTAATGTCCACAATGTTAGATAACTGACCGTTTTCAAAAATTTTGAATTGACCCTTATGACCGCGAATACTTGGATTAGCCATTTTAATTTCCTTCCGTTACTACGACAGATTCACCGATCTCTGCTGTCAGTACAATGTACCGCATAGAGCTGAAGATCCTGCGCTTGTATAAAATTTTAAACATTCCCGAAGCAACTACCGCATCCGTGTTAAGACTCTCCGTATCAACTAGAAGGGGAGCACCACCTTTAACATCTTGCGAACCTGGCAAAATGCCATCACGCACCAGCCTAGTATCAAATTCTAAAATAGCACCTTTAACTTCTGTTCTTTTTTCTAAGCTATTCACATCATTTTGATAATTCTTCAAGAAAAAGGCGATTGAATCCTGTAGGAAATCTGCCATTCTTCGGCGCAAAATTGTTCTTTTTGAACTACTTGCAATCTGAGTAGTTACCGCGTTTTTAACCAAGAACCCAATGTCTGAATCAAGCTCAAGTGAGCAAACACCAGCCGCATCCAAAGCTATAAAGCCATTTCTTGACTCTTTATACTTAAGATCAGTTATGCCACTTAAAAATTTAGTGTTTTGAGTAAATGACAAAGCAACGTGTGGGCTTATTTGTGTAAAGATCGCAGCAAGCCAAGACGCCGGAGGAGTAAATTCTAAAACCCCATCCACTCTTGTTTGCACATAAGGCCAAGCGTAGATAATTCGACCGTCTGAGTCTCTATTGTTTGCTGCATCTAAAATCGCCGCAGCTCTATTGTCACCCTCTGCGCCGCAAGCAATAACCATCTTATCTTGCGTTTCTGCCGCGTGAACTTTTAGATAACCATTTCTTACCGAATTGTAAACATCTAAGAAAAGAACATTTCCTGCCTTTTCCACTCCAGCTTTAGCAATTGCCGTCTCATAATCAACATTCGCAATGGTGCCATCTGCCCCTGTAGCCAACACTGTAGCTACTTGGTTCGCTGGCTCTGATGCGGTGCTTAGAACAGTAACATCAACCAACTTTGATTCAGCAAATGTTAGCGAAGTTACACCAGCAATCAAAACATCATCATATACTTCAACTGGCAAAACAGCCCCAACCCCAGTGTCTTGAATCGTGTATTTTTTGCCAACATTTGATCCTGCAGCTATTGTCACTTTAATGTCATTACCGTAAGCGCCGACATATTTAGCGTCAAATTTAATCTTAGTGTCTGCCGTCTGAGTAGCCTTAACAGCCAAAGCCGCAGCAGCCCTGATAATTCTCAATTGGCCAAACTTTTTGTTCTTTAATTGCTTATTTCCAGAATAAGCACTCTTACCGTAAAGTTCTAAAAATTCACCTATCGAAGAAATCGGCAAAGATAACTCCAGTGGCCCTCTTTGAAACTGACCAACTAAAATTCCTACATTCGCGGCTACGCCACCAATCGACGGAGGTGGAGCTTGCTCATCTATAATAATCCCATCAATGTCATCAAACTGAGTAGGATCGTTTGTTCTAAAAATTCCCATTATTTTCTCCCTTTAATCTTTAATTTGTTACAACAACCTTAGTAGAAATTTCACTTTCTGGAACTGCTTCTATTTGTGCAGGAGTTGGAGTCACAGTTATAATAAATTCTTTCCTGTCTCTTATCGCTTTGCAAGTAGCAAGTAACGAAAGCGTGGCTCGCCACTCATCCCGCTGCGACCTTTCATCACTGTCGGCGAACTCATGACCCACATAAAGATAATCACACAACGAATCAAAATACTCATTAAGTTTTAATGTTAAGCCCATAGGACTAATCTTTGGGTTTAATGAATTAAACGTAGCGTCAAAAAGATCATCTCTTTCTTCTTTAGATCCGGCCCAGATATCTAGTTGTATTCCAACTTCGTAGTCTCCTACAACGTATAAGACCTTTGCCTTGTTGTTAACAATTGTTCCTGTACTTATTCGATAAGGACTCATCTCTGGCGAAAACTCATAGTTTTTAGAAATAATAGAAACACTTGGCATTTTAAATGCGACGCTTGCATTAGGAAACTCATCGTAAAATTCTTTAATGCCAGGAACATTTAATTTTAAATATTCGCCAAGAGCTTTTGGCAAAACCTCACTTATAGACTCATTTGATAATGTGCTATCTGACACGTTTTAATTCTTCCTTAATATTATCAATAATCATTGGAATGGCCTTCTCTAATATATTCCTTGGCTTCATTCCCACTCTTGAGATCTTGTTCTGCACTCCTCGGGCCAAACCCCAAACTTCTTTAGAGTATTTTGGTGGCTGGCTCGAATCTTTCAAAACTCTTTTTGCCCAGGCAAGAAGTGGAGCAATTGGAGGCGTAAATGGCCTTGCACCCTTCTCTATAATCGGCGCGTGAGGCGCATAATTTCCCAAAATAGCACTTGTTTCTGTTTCAGTAAAATCCCAACTTGAAGCATACGATCCCGTATCAACTGGGCTTGCCGCCACAAGGTCAGGAATTGATCTCATAATTCCACTAACAACAGACGCCTTTTGTTCCTTCAGCGTAGCCTCTGAAAACTCCTTAATTTCTCTTGAAAAGTTTTCTAGCTGTACCGTTTTGGCCATTTAAAACCCTGTAGATTGTTTCTTTATATGCGCCCATTCCTTATAAGCTCTCTGCGTAGCTGCGCCGAGAGGAGCCGGAGCTTTTTTCTTGTCTATTTTCTCTCCAACTAAGTCTTTTGCAGCCATTCTTCTAACTTTAGAAGAAGTTGATCTTCCCTCGGCGAATCCATAAAGGCTAAGTGCAGACATTGCACCAATTCCAGCAACAAGCAATCCCATGCCCTTGTGCTTTGTAAACTTTGAAGCGACAGCTCCAGCAGCCGCAACAACTAACGAAGCACGACCAGCCTTTACGCCCTGTTTTGATAATTTTTCGTCCCTCTTTGCCGTTTTCTTCATGTATTTGGATCCCATTTTACCAATAGCAACGCCTTTTAATGCCTTCTGAACAGTCGCCTTACCATCATCTTTTATAGGGATAACCTTGCCTCTAACTCTTATAAATCGAACCTTACCCTCTTGAGCAGCCATATTACTTACCTACTTTTGGCTCCAGTGCGCCCTGAACCATAACAATACCGCCGCCCAATTTCTGAGCTTCTTGGCCTCTGGGATTAGACACGCCCATTACAGTCTGACCCTTTAATGCCCCGCCTAGTCCCTGTGGACCTACTGCATGACCGAATGCAACTGGCTTCTCATAATGTCCTGACCCTGGTTTTCCTGCCTCATTTGATCCATCCATACTCAACCCCTCTCGGTTTCATCTTGACTTACTTTTCTAATTTGAACATCCCATGTAACTAATTTCTCAACCACATTAACACAAGTGTAATAGTGTTTTCCTAACTTATAAAACTTTTCTTTGTTCTTAGTATTAGTGATAGTCTTTAGTTGGCTCTCAGTGTATTTCGGCGAAATACCCTTTAAAATTAAGTCACCGGACTTAACCGCACCTGCCTCAGTTATATTTACATTATGGCTATAATCCATAATGCCAGGCGTAGGCATAATACGAGTCAAAACATCAGTAAACGTACCGTCACCTTGCCGCTGACCGCTCCAAGTCCGCTCAACAATATCAACATACGATAGCTGTGCGCCAATGCCCTCTCTAATGCCTAGAATCTTGTCTATGCAACCAGAAAGGCTTGCGCGTAAATTACCACTCACGACACCACCGATACCATATTTCCGCTAGATTTCGTAATAGGTATGTCCAAGTGATCTGAAAGCTCTCGAATCAAGCGCATACGCTCCTTCTTGAGCATTTCAACCTCTCGTGGATTCATATCAATGTTGTCCACGCTCGAAGCGGCAAGCCTACACTTAGCTTCGTCCAAGCATTTGTCATACATCTCAAGGCGCTCTAATAGCCCTTTGGCTATGTTCTCAATGTCTATGTTAAGAGTAGACCCCAGCCGATTATTTACTATTGAATTGTACTGACTAGACCCACTCACTAAAGTGAGTCCAGACCAGCCAAGATAGAAAACGACTTTATGCTTTTGCTTGCTTGTTAGGGCCACGCTTTTTTACCTCTTGCTTTAAAATAGGTTCCTCTTTTTTCTTCGGAGGAGCCATCTTCTTTTTATTGCGGTTTCTAAGCATCATTCCCATGCTATTTTACCGCATAGTGAACGCAAAGCATAGCTCCGGTCAAAGCAACATTTGTTCCAGCATCGGTTTCATCATAAACAACCGTTAGAATAGCGCCTGAAGCAATGTCTCGTTGAGCAGTAACTAAATTAAGCGGCTCTAAAGTGTTTGCAAGAAGTCCACTTTCATGAGCAGCTCTTGAATCAAGTTCTGCTACAACAGTCGCTCCTCTTCGCAACTCAACACTCACGTAATTAGTATCACTTGCGGTAACAGTACCACCGTTTACAAGAGAAACTGATAAAACTCTCCAGCCCTTACCGCCGACTGCGCCACCCAAGAGAGTAGCATCTACGCTAGGGCTTCCTAGAGCAACACATCTAGCCTGTGGGTTATTCTCGTTATTTAAAGCGGCGTTAGCCACACACATTGTAAACATCACCATTAAACTTAATAAATATTTCATTTTTTCTCCTAAAAAGATAAAATAGCGGGGATTATTCCCCGCCATTAATTATGTATAAACCAACTTGGCCGTTTTAAGATCATTCGAATCAATCTTGCTGTGGAAAGATTTTACAGCATACCATTGGTTACCTGTGAAAACCCACTCTCGCGCAAGAATGTCATAGTCTGACTCAAGCTCCATGTCTTGCTTCAAAATGTAACCATAAGGATCTAGCTTATGAACATAAGAAGTGCCCGCAGCTACTGAATCAACTTCAAAAACCGCCATGCCCAATAATCGGCCAGCATAACCTGGAACCTGAATCATCGGATCAAGCGCATCTGCCTTTAACAGACCCGCAGTTGAATCGTTCATTACGTCAAGCATGTCTAGAGAGTTAATATGCAAAGCAACTGCATCTTTATGCAAATCGCCGAACGCAGTAACTTTACCGCTGTTTATTGATCTAACATTCTTTCCCGTAACAGACATTGTTGGCGCAATAAAGTTACCAACAGAAGACAACTCAGTTAAAAGATCAGCGTCAAGCTTCTCAGCATGAACACGACCAATTTGAGAGGTGATCTCTTGAATAACTCGCTCTGTTCGAGCTGCACTTACTTTGAATGATTTTTTTGTGATACCAACTGCCTTACCCACTTCTTTTACAGTCGCGCTAAAAGAATCATCAGACAAAGAATCAACGCTCAATGACGCTGACTCTGCTGGCTCTTCTGCCGCACCTATCTTTTTAAAGTAAGGAAAGTTAATTGTTGTACCCGGCTCTTGCGTAAGACTGTCGTCGTTCATTGCAATTGCCCCAAAAACTAACTTTGAACGAAAATACGCTGAAATATGTTCTTTCCACACCTTCGGTGCGAAAACGAAATCTGTACTTGCTGTAGCGGCCATTTTAAACTCCTATTTATTTTTTAACCTTAGCTGATCGCTCCTGAGAGACTAACTGCTTATATAGAGCTTCGTTTTTAGAAAATAAAAGACTTCTTTCGTTTATTCCCATAGCTGAAAATTGCTCCAAAGAAATACCGCCCTGCTGTTCAGGAGCCGCACCACCCTCTTCAACGCTAGTTGAAGTAGCGCGAGACCGTCTCGCACTCTTAGCAATAACATCTAAATCTTCTTCAGTTAATTCCCCGCCGTCCTCAAGACCGCCGAGTTTTTCCTGAACAAGAAATTTGAAATAAGAAAAATCTTCTTTTAAAATACCGTACTCTAACGCAGCCTCAGTTAAGGCATTGTTAAGAACCAATTGTTCATTTTGACTTTGAATGGCTTCTAGTTTCTTCTCCGGTGGCATATCATCCTCCGTAGAATCACCAAACATTCCCTTAAGCCCCTTCTCTACTTTAGAAAATCGCTCTGAAAGACCAGTATATTGAGTCTCTAACTCCTTAGACTTAGTTCTGTACTTAGCGTTTTCTTTTCTCAGATTGTCTATGTAGACCTTCTGATCTGTCGACCAACTTGGCTCCTGATTACCAGAATCAGTTGTTTCTGTGGTCGTCTCAGTCGTGGCCTTAGCCACAACATTTTCTGTGCTATCTACTGCCTGAGTAGTTTGCGATTCCATAACTGTAACTCCTTCGGCGCCAGGCCGTTGTTAATGTTTATTCTAACATCTAAAATGCTAGAATATTTATTTAATATACTCGAAGCCTACCACCAGGCAAAAACCCAGCAGAACGCTTGTTCCAACTCTCTCTATATGGCACCAGGATTGAACGATCATTGGGCCTGTCCGGAGGAAATTGAAAGACTCTCTTCTTGCCATTCCATGTGAACACAAAAGGCTGATCAATGTCCACAACTGGATTATCTTTTGACAAAGCCTTGCTATCTTCACCCGTTCGCATATCCATCGGATGCATTAGAGATTTCTTTAAGTCGGGTATAGTGTTTTCCTGAACCTTGATCATGCCCTTCATTTTAGAATAGTTGTAAACCTGATGCATCTCCGTTCTGACGATCCTATTTAACTTCCACTCTTCACCCATGAAATATCGACCAACGTCTGACACTAAGCGGCTAACAGTTCTATCCTGTGTGTCCCGCATAATCATACTTTGAGCTATATTTGATGTTATTTGTGCTCTTAAAGCAGAAGAGTAGGCATCTATAGAAGCCTCATATTTATTAACCAAGAATGTTTTTGAATCAATAACTCCTAAGATAGCCTCGAAATTAAGGGGAGTGACAGAACCCTCGAAGTGCTTGCTCCATTTAGTGATTTCTTTAACAAGATGGCTTATTCCAACGGTTGCCATGATCTCGCTTGAGTCAACCATGCCCCTTTTAAGGTCTCTATTGATCGCCCTGATCGCAGCATCGACCTGAATCAATGTCACATTCATTTGCTGCTCTGTAAACGTGCCTGGCGGTATGGCAAGCAGCCTGTCCTGAAGCTCCTGGCGTACTTTTCTAAATATCTTCAAAAGCTTTCGCTGTTCGCTCTCCTCAAGGCTGTCCACCTTCTCAATTGAGCTTTGCACTAAGTCCTGAACTGTTGAATCTTGGAAGAAACTCATTTTCTATACTTCTTTGGTAATTGTTTAAGCATTGTCGTTGAAGTAATAAGTCTGCCTGTTGGGTTATTTTTAAGTATTTCCTTAGCCTCTTGACTTGTAACCCTTCTAGT